AATTACCTGCAGATGTTCGTAAGACCTTCAAGCAGATGCAACTTCTGCTTGCTGAAAAAAAGATACAGAATAAAGCAAAGAATGATTTCTTGTCTTTTGTCAAATGTGTGTGGCCTGACTTTGTAGAGGGGTCCCACCACAGACACATCGCAGATAAATTTAATAAATTAGCGTCGGGTGAAATAAACCGGTTGATCATCAACATGCCGCCTAGACATACAAAATCAGAATTTGCATCTTACTTGCTACCAGCATGGATGGTGGGCCGTGATCCAAAGCTCAAGATCATACAGGCAACGCACACGGCAGAGCTCGCGATACGTTTCGGTCGTAAGGCCAAGAACCTAATCGATCGAGAAGATTACAGTAAAATATTTCAAACAAGATTACAGGAAGATAGTAAAGCAGCAGGACGTTGGGAAACAGAACAAGGTGGTGAATACTTCGCCGCTGGTGTGGGTGGTGCGATCACTGGACGTGGTGCGGATCTATTAATCATAGACGATCCACATTCTGAGCAAGATGCATTATCTCCCACAGCATTAGAGTCAGCCTACGAATGGTACACATCAGGTCCACGTCAACGTTTACAACCAGGTGGTAAAATAGTCTTGGTCATGACTAGATGGTCTACAAAAGATTTAACAGGTATGTTGGTCAAGAACCAGAAAGAACCAAAAGCTGATCAGTGGCACGTGGTCGAGTTTCCAGCAATCATGGACCACGGATCAAAAAAAGCTACACCTGTATGGCCGGAGTATTGGAAGTTAGATGAGTTAGAAAAGGTACAAGCAACACTGCCCACGGGCAAATGGAATGCACAGTGGATGCAAAACCCAACAGCAGAAGAAGGTGCAATACTAAAACGTGAATGGTGGATGAAATATACTGATGAAGAGATCCCACAATTACAACACGTCATACAATCTTACGATACAGCTTTTTTAAAAAAAGAAACAGCGGACTACTCAGCTATCACTACTTGGGGTATATTTTATCCATCAGAGGACAGCCCAGCCTGTTTAATATTGTTAGATGCGATCAAAGGCAGGTACGAGTTTCCAGAGCTACGGCGTTTGGCTCTTGAACAATACGACTATTGGAAACCTGAAACAGTCATTGTCGAGGCCAAAGCATCAGGATTGCCACTAACATACGAGCTTAGACAGATGGATATACCGGTGGTAAACTTTAGTCCAAGCAAAGGAAACGATAAGCATGCCCGTGTAAATGCTGTTGCACCTTTGTTTGAATCTGGTATGATATATGCACCTGAGCAGAAATTTGCAGACGACGTCATTGAAGAGTGCGCTGCGTTTCCTTATGGTGATCATGACGACCTTGTGGACTCAACTACACAAGCAATCATGCGATTCAGACAGGGCGGTCTGATCGGTCACCCTGAAGATTATATCGACGAAAAGGTCGAGCAACGTAAAAGGAATTATTATTAATGGCAGTGGCAGGATTAAAAGCAGTTTATCAATGGGTGATGAGAACGATGATGAAGTCGAAAGGTGAGACTGGAATCGTTCAAACAATGCCTAAAAAAGATTTAGTAGAACTGAACACACAAATCACAGCACAACGTTTGATGCAGAATGGTATCGATCCGACTCAATTAAAAAATGCTGATCAGGTAGAGAATGCAATTATTGCAATAGAGTCTAAACCTAAAACAAGAGGAGTTACATCTACAAAATCTGCAAAAGTATTTGACATGGAAGGTAGAGAGATTGATCCTAAAAAAGGTATCATGGGTGGTAGACAAATTGATGATTTACCACCAGGTGATGATGATTTACCACCACCAGGTAGTCGTGGTGGCCCTGATGATATTGCAGCTCCGATACAATCCGCAGATGAATCGTTAAGAGATATGATGGAAGCAGAGATTAAAAAAACATTAGAGACAGGAAACAAAAAAGGTATTGCTAGAATAAGAGCAAGACAAAAAATGTTAAACGATGCAATCGACGATGCATCACCAGGATTCTCTGGTGACAGAAAAGTTGATGCAGAATTAGTTGCAGAGAATCTAGCAGAACGTATGGGTAAAGTGTATGATGATCTTCCTACAAAAGAAAGATTAAAACTTTATGATGAAGCATTTCAAGGTTTAACCAAAAAAAAATTTGATCCAGAAGACATGGCACAAGGTGGACGTGCAGGATTTAAAATGGGTAGAAGAGCATTTTTAAAATTAATGGGTGGCGTTGGTGCAGGTATCGGTGCACTTAAAGCAGGGTTATTAAATCTTGGTAAAGAGGCAGCACCAATGGTTGAAGCTGCAAAAGAAACAGTAACCAAGGCTCCAGATTATTTCTTTGCGTTAGTTGATAAAATTAAAAGATTTGGAAATTCAGTTGATGATGCAGTTGCTGATCCTAGAATGGAAAGAACGTATAGATATAAAAACTATGAGTTAAGAGAAAACGCATTTGGTGAACCAGGGGAAACTATTGTTACAAAAACAGATGACATGGGTGAGTTTGGTTACAAAGAAGAATCTATGAGATTTAAACAAGGTGGACAAACAGAAGATGGTTTTGTGCCGGATGAGTATGAAGAAATAACTATAAGACCGGATGCAGAAGGTAAATTAAAAGATGTTGAAGATGGAATTGAAGACGTATCAGAGATTATAGAAGAAGCTACAAAATCTGCACCACCAATTAAAAAAGCAGGTGGCGGTATCGCTGGAATGTTAGGAGAGTAATGACTCCAAAAGAATACAAACAGATGATGGACTACCTGACTAGATCAGGTATTAAAGATAAAATTAAGTTTGCATCAGATATTGCAAAGCCCCTAGATAAATTTGAAGTACAACAAATAAAACTATTTAACGAGTTTAACAGACGTAATCCACGAGCTGATGGTGGACGAATAATATTAGGTGATGGAGGTCGTGCTAGTTACACACAATCACAAATTAATAAAATTAACAAATTAATTAAAAACACAAATTTAAATCAATCTGATATTGCTAAAGAGGTAAATAAAAAAATTAAAAAAAATATTACTGATAAAGTAACAGGCAGCACTGTTACCCACTATGGACGAAAATATTTTAACGTTCCTTCAGGTGCACCCTTAAACGAAGAATATAAAAAAAGATTTACATTTAGAGATAGAAAAGGAAAACTTCTAACAGATATTTTAGAAAAAAAAGATTTAGTAGAATCAATTAAAACAGACGTTGCAAACAAACTAACAAAACAACAAATAGTAGATAAATATAGAGTTGGTGAAAAAGGAGGAAAACTTTTACCACCTGGTGTAAAACAAATTGGAAAAGGAACACTAGAAGAAATTTACGAAGAATTAGACATAGTTAGAGGCAGAGCAGATTTAAGAAAAGTAGATATTAACACACCAGAAAGTAAAAAAAATTTAGCAAAAATAAAAAAATTTTTTAACGATCCCAAACTTTCAAGAGAAGAAGCTCGTAAAAAAACTGGTCTATCTAAAGGTGCAATAGATAAATTACTCAAAGTATATAAAAAAGAAAAAGGAGAACCTTTAGTTGAAAATAGAAAAATACTAGGAGTGCAGTTTGAAGGTGCTGGACAAGAAAGAAATGTTTTTAAACAAAAGACAAAAGAACTACAAAGATTTCAAACCTTTTTAAAAAAATATAAAAACAAACCTTTACGAAGCGGAACTGTTGAATTAGCAAAAGCAATTAAAAAATTTGGTGTAAGCCCTGTTGCTTTTCAACAAAACCTCTCAACGTTGAGAAGAATATATAAAGGTCAAGAACGTCCTGGTTTTAAAATTGATAACGAGTTAAAATCAATAATAGGTAAGTTTCCAATCTCAACAGCATTAACTGGAGATATATTAATAGAAGCAGGATACACTCCAAAACAAATCAATAAATTAAATAAAGCTCAAGCGATAATTAGAAACCTAGATACAAATCAAGGTTTTTTTTTAAATCAACTAGAACACAAAGTTCCAAAAGCCATTGCTTCTGAATTATTAAACAAAGGTCAAATTAGTAAATCACAGTACAAAGATATTGTAGGAAAAATAACTCCAGTGACTACTGATCTTAATCAATGGAAAAAACAATACGACCTACAAAGATTAATAAATGTAAAAAATTATTTAGCCTCAAATATGGAAGCAGATGATTTAAAAAAATTTAATAAAATAGAAAACGATATAATTAAAACAGCTAAAAAAATTTCTGGAGGATATGATATTGGAAAAATAAATATTGATGCTAACAACAAAATAACTTTACAATCCCCCGATGAAGTGTTTACCGCAAAGAGTAAAGGTATAGGAACAGGATCACGTTCGTTAATAGATTACTATAAAAATATAAAATACCACAACATACTTGCTAAAAAGTATAACGCAAATAAAGGTGACTCTGCGTTTGGAACTTTGAGATCATATAGAGCCGGAGCCGATGTGCCTATTTTTGATGAAAAAATTACTAATGAAATTTCTAAATTATCTTCGTCCGAAGATTTTACAAAATACTTAATTAAAAATACTGACGGTCCTTTATTTAAAGGACTTACAAAATTAGTTAGTCCTCAAATGAAACGTAAACTTTTAAGCGCAGGAAAAATTGGAGGAGCAGCAACTTTAGCAACTTTGATTCCTAACCTGTTATTAGCAAAAACACCAGACGACACAGATGCAACTGGTTTTACTACAGGAGAAAAAGTTGGAGCAGCTGGTGCTGCAACTGCGGGAGCAGCTGCAGTTGGAACTAAATCTGGTAGAAAATTATTAGGTAAAGCGTTTAGAACTTTAGGAACACCGTTAGCTGGAGCAACTCTTGCTGCTAACCAAATTAGAAGTAATATACAATCAGGAGAAAATGTTGCTGATGCAGTTATAGATCCTTTGGTTGGTTTAGAATTATCTCTTCCAGGTTTATTTAAAGAGAATATAAAAAAAATTACAAGCAATCCAACAGCACAAAGAATTTTAAGTTTAGGTAAATTTGGTAGAGCCTTGACGCCGATAGGAGCAGGTATTACAGCAGCTGGTTTAGGTATTGATGCAGCAAAATTTAGTAGAGATAGAATAAGAGAGCTACGAGCAATGTCACCAGAACAAAGACAAGAATTAAGAAGTCGAGGAGCCAGACAAGCATTTAATCCTTTTTCAGCTGCAGGCGGTGGTATTGCTAAATTAGCTGGTGTATCATCAGGCCCACCACCAGAATCAGGACCAAACTCACAAGGGTTGCCAGGTCTATTAAAACGTGTTAAGAAACTATAGGAGTATTAAATGGCAGAAATAGACAAAGGACTCCCGAACACTAGAAAACAAGAAGAGATCCCTTCACAAGAAGAGATTCAAGATGTTGCTGTTCAGGAGCCAGTAGAAGAAAAAGGACCCATCGAGGTCATTCCAGAAGAAGACGGTGGTGTAACATTAGATTACGAACCAGGTGCAATTAATATACCAGGAACAGAAAATCATTTTGATAATCTAGCAGAACTTTTACCAGACGATGTTTTAGAACCAATAGGTTCTGAGATGACACAAAACTATATGGATTACAAAGCGTCCAGAAAAGAGTGGGAGCAATCTTACATTACAGGACTAGATCTACTTGGTTTTAAATAT